AGGGCCAAAACCAATAAGGCCATCCATACCAACCTCCTCCTGTGCTTCCATAAGAACCACTATATCCTCCTCCCCAATACCCACGGCCTCCGTGTCCTCCGTGACCTCCATGGCCTCCACCATGACCTCCACCACCAAATCCTCCACCACCATGGCCTCCACCCCCTCCGTGTCCTCCACCACCAAATCCTCCCCCTCCCCCATGTCCTCCAACAAATTTCTCTTTACTTTTCATAAATACTATGATAAGTAAAATCAGTAATACTGAAAAAAGTAGTTTCATTTCTATTTTATCTCTACTATTTATTTCAGGATTTCCTCAACTTTATCAAGTTCAAGAGATGCATCAGACATAGAAATGGGTTTGTAAAACTTGCGTACAATAGGGTCAATACTTCTTGTTATATCAAGTTTTGGCGTTTTTAGAGTATACCAAACTTCATTATTGGGTTGTTTGAAAATAGTTAGAGAAATATTATTTTCAAACTTGTATTCTATCTTTGAATTAGATGATGTACAGTCTACTAAACGACAAATGTTATCATCTCCAATCCGAATTCCTTGTTTTTTTAGCGGTCTATGTAGACCGCCTTTACTTGAAACAATTCCAAAACGAATAGAAGGGTCTCTGTGGTCTTTTAGGAAATCACAATTTGCTGAAAGAAGACGGTCAATTATAAAATAGGATTTATTGGAATGATTAAGTTTTGTTCCAGAAGCGCCCATTTTAGAATTAGTTTAGCATTTCTGTTTAGACCACCATTGTGTCGCCTTTTTAGAAGTATTCTTAGCTTCTCTTACCAAATCCGAGTCCGTCGTATAGTGAGTTTTTCCGCAAAGTAAAAAAGAATGTACACGAGCATACCCCCATTGTTGTTGCGTGGCACCGGGTCTGTGACCAGTTCTCCAAGCCGCCATACCACGATTATAAGATTCTTCAATAAACTTGAGAGGAACACCTGATACCTTTGATTTTTGTTCTAAAGAGGTTGCATCTGGATAGAGAGACTTCCAAGACTTTGTGTATTGAGAAGTCTTTGTTTTTACACCCTTGTCTGTTTTGAACCCAACATAGGCTTTGGGGTCTTTCCAAGACTTTGCGCTGTACGTTTTTATTTCTTTTAAACGCTGGGTTTTCTTTGTTTGGGAAAGACCCTGGTAATATTTTTTTGGGTAATAGATTTTTCTTGTTTTCTTCGGCATCTCTTACTCCTTATTGGTAATATTTTCCATAGCCATCAAGGTCTGCCATGACTCTTCACTCAATGAAGACCACCCATCATAATACAAATAGACAGCTGAAACAAGCGCATTTGGAAGAGTAATACGATTCTCTTGAATATCCGAAATTAAATCTCCACATAGTTTGTATCGTTTAGATAACACTTCAGGATTTTTCTTTTCATCCTCTGGACTATAATCATCAGGATTCCATCGTATGAAATAGACTGGAAGTCCACCAAAAGACTGTCCAATATTTATCATTCTTGTTTGTTCACAAAGACATGGTCTGTTGTCATGTTGATTCTCATCGCATTCAAGAACCACAATTTTGTCTCCAAAATCATAGACTCGGTCTGGCCTGTCCATTCCACAGACTCCACCATCTACAATGCGGTCAGTAGAGTCTCCTTTCAGACCACGAGCATCTAAATAATTCATAAGGCCATTTTGTTTGGCTAGACGAACTCTTGCCCAAGTTTCTGGATGGCAAGTCTCACAATATCCCTCTGCATCTAGAACAGAATCAAGACCACACTTAGAACAGGGTCGTTCCACGAGATTCTCATCATCTTCCACTTTATGATCTTCACAATGTCTAGGAACCCAATTTACGCCCCAAACCGCAAGTTCTTTACAACCTTTACTTCTGCATTTTGCATTAGGTCTACGAATCATACCTTTCTCTCTATGTTGGAAACAATGAGTTCTCTGAAGACCAGGTTTTCCATAAAGCACTCTTGTTTCACATCCCTCATGTTTGCAACGCCGATGAGAAACATCAATCATTCCAGGTTGTTTATGTTTTGCGCAGAATTTTCCCTCTTTCCCTCTTACTCCATAATGAGGTCGTAAATCACAATCTTCTTTCTCACATCGTTTATGATAGACATCAATCATTCCAGACTCCTTATGAAATCCACAGAAGCGAGCCTTTTCACCTTTTACACCGAAAATAGGTCGTAAATCACAGCCCTCTTTTTCGCAAAGTCTATCTGAAACATTAATCATCTTTTTCTCCTTATGAACTGTGCAGAATCTTGCTTTGCCATTCTTAAATCCATAGATTGGCCTTGAATCGCAACCAAGGCTTTCGCAGACTTTGTGAGAAATATCTACCATCTCTGATGTTTTGTGGAGTGAACAGAAGCGAATCTTTCCCCCTTTGATGCCAAAACTTGCTAGTAATTTACAGCCCTCTTGTTCGCAGACCTTATGAGTTTTATCTACCATATCGGTCAGTTTATGTTTCCCACAATACATGGATTTACCATCCTTGTATCCAAACCGTGGTCTGAACGAACATCCTTCGTGTTGACAGAATCGCTTATCAGAAACATTACTCATACCTTCTGTTTTATGCTGAGAACAGCGAGTTGCTTTTCCTTCTTGAGGAATACCATAACGTGGCCTTACTTCACATCCTTCGTGGGAACACTTACGCCTTTCAAGAAGATTCACCATTTCCACTGTTTTATGGCTTGAGCATGAAGAGGGTTTTTGACCTTTTCCAAGGCCATAAGAGGCTCGTTTGGTACATCCTGTGGCCTTACACTTGCCCATTTTATGTTATTTTTGCATCTTGATTCTTGATTCTTGCCAATTTTATTTGCGTCTTTGTTTTCTTGTTTTATTTCTTTGAGATGGTATAGTTTTCATATTGACTTGTTCAATGAGTGTTATTTTAGGATAAAGGTCAAAATACCAAGTGCGATCTCCTAGTTTGACATAAGAATAGATAAATTTTTCTAACCAATCTTTAAAAAATTTGCATTTTTCTTCTCTCTTTATTGTTTTCGTTAGATTCTGAAAGAATTGAGGAAATGTTTCAGATGTCTCATACATACTCTTATAATATTCATACTGAGACATTAATATATCTTTAGGATATTGTTTATATACATGAATGTCTAAAAATAGTTCAAAAGGAACAGCCTCTTTTACTTCTTTGGATGCATATCTTTCTACTTCTTTACGATAGTTAGAATATGTTTCTAAAGGCATCATATACGCATTAAGTCTTTCTTCATACCATGTTTTTTTATATAATGCGATTGAATATGTTAGTAAATCCAATGTATCTCCATTGGCACGATCACAGGGTATATAACTTTTATCGGTTAGTTTTACTGTCTTGACTTTTTGAAATTGTGAATTAATAAAGAAAACAATTGCATCCAGAAGTTCTTTTCCAAAACTATGTTTTAATGCATATTCTTCTGTTATATCTTCTAGTGCGCATTCTTCAAGTGCTTCTATTTTATGAAGATAAGCCACATTCTCATATTGCCGATACCTATCATTATTTTTATTATAATCAAGGGTAATTTGTCCCTCAAGGCATGGAGACTTTTCATCGCCAACAATGAAATGATATTCAAGGTATGTATTATTTGTTCCAGTTATTTTCATCTGAAATGTATAATGTGGTGTTTGAAATTCTAAATATGTAGAGCCAAGTTTTGACAATGTAGACATTATGTAAAAAATATACTGTTTAGATGTTTCTCCTTTTTTAGGCTATTTAGTAAAGATATGCCGATTGTAAATGAGAATCTTTTGGAAGGCTTGGATTTGTGAAAGGGTTGTTATTTATAGGTATAGCAGGAGTTGAAAGAATAACTATTTGTGGTTGTTCTGTGTGAATGATTTCTCTTTCTTCTTCAATACAACCACAGAAGCGAAAACAATGCCACCAACAACAAGCTTGTGCAAGCATTCCTGTACCAACTGAACAGAGGCTGAAAAGAATGTCTATCATTTTGGGAGGGTAAATTGGTTAGTGTAGAAGTTAAGTTTTCAATTTTTGTTTGCGTCTAAACTAACACTATATAGTTTAGTAGAATGAATGTGTCAAGTAAAATACCTAGAAGTCTAAATTTTAATCATGCTCAAATTCTTGGAGCAGGAGGATATGGAATTATTGTATCATATAAAGACAAAGTCTTCAAACTTTTAAAAGACCCAACCGCTTATGACGCTCTTAAACGAGAAGCAACAATTCAAGAAAAAGCGTACAAGCTTTTTAGACAGCATCTTCCTGAAGTAAGCATTCCTAGAATATCCTATGTCACAACAGAACCTATTGCATATAGGGCAACACCCTATCTCTGTGGAATTGAAATGGATCGTTTAGAACCACCTGAAGGGTTTGAAGAACAAGTTCATATTCTTCTTGGCTATAAAGAAGATGATATAGATTCTGAATGGGGAATGCGAATGTCAGAACCTCCTTCTGAAACAAATCCAACACGAGGATTTTTTGCAAGTCCTGAGACTTTAGAGTACCTCTGGAAAGAGGAGGGATCATCTATGACAATTGAGAAGATTGCTAGGACTATGGGTAAAGCATTAAGACTTCTTTTAGAGAATGGATTGCTACCAATTGATTTAGAATGGGTTTGGTCAAATGGGAAACCTGCATTGATTGATTTTGGACTTTGCGAGATAGGTACTGTAGACCCTATAGAATTTCTTTCTACCAAAGGAGTTAGAGGACTAGCTGATGACTTTTATATTCCTCATGAGGGTGATAGAGGATATACAGAATTTATGAAAGCGTATTTATCTTGAAATCTGCGTCTAAACTTTTTGTCTTTTATAGATTAGAAATCATTCCATGGAAGAAAAGAAATATATTGTTTCTGCATACGATAAAAAATTTTATTGTAAAGTATCTTCAATACCACAATACAATAAACCTCTCGTTCACACATTATCATTTGGTGGAAGAGATACTTATTGTATAATTATTGCAATATATAATGATTCAGGGTATATAGATAGAATTGAATATGACGATAAATGTGTCAAAGATGGAACTCTAGAAGAAACGGGTGGAAGCATCAAACTTGTAAAAGCATGTTTATGGACAATTAGAGTTCTATTTCCAGATATTACTAAACTTACTCTTAAAGATGATAGTCATATTTATTGTAAGAAAGGCTCTAAAGAATTCAAACTCAGCCTTAGTTATGATTATATACTTAAATATAATCAGACCTGGTATGAAAAACAATTCGGAGCGGTTCTTCCACAAAATTATACAATAGACTATAAAGATTCTCTTAAAGTTCTTGATTTAGAATTAGCACCATTTGAATGGATGTCTATTAGGTGTGAGATTTTATTACCATATAAAGAAATTTATGTATCTTCTTCTACACCGAGAGAATTTATTCAAAAATTGAGAAATATTTACGGGGCTCAATACTGTTTTGAAGTTGGAGGATGGCTTTCAAAATATATCGAACTTTTAGGCGTTACTATTTTTAAAGACATGTGGATTATTCCTAGCGAGCATATTCTTGAAGTTCCAAACTATTCTATAAACACAACTTCAGATAGTATAAGGGGCGGTAAAAAAACAAAAACTAGAAAGTCTAGAAATTTCAGGATAGTGTCTAGAGGAGATGAAAGTTATAGTATTGTTGGACACACCGATTGCGTCTAAAGTCCTTTCTCCAAATGCTAAGAGGCATAACAGATGGGTACCAGTACAATAGTCGGTGTCACTTGTCATTTTCAGTATAGTTTCTTCAGTCATGGACAGGGGCAAGCTGCCTTGGCTATTGCAGAAGTTCTCAAAGCACATGGCAATACAGTAGTTCTCATCGGAACAAATGGAAAACAATCATGGTGGGATGATGTGAAAGGTCTACAGGGGAACTATACCGTGAAAGTTGCAGAGGATATCAAAGAACCTGAGCTGGATTTACTTGTTGATATTGATGGTCATCAAAGTGTGGAGACTCGCTCACGCATTGCAAAGAAGACCGTTATGCTCTGGCGAAAGACTCCTATTCTTATGGATATGGAACCTACTATTTATCCTATGAATATCCCTAAACGAGAGTTGCGTGGTTTGAGCGCAATATGGACCTACGACCACTTTGAGGAGTGTGATATTCGCTATATTCAAATGCTAAGTGGTATTCCTGTTGTAAAAGTTCCATTTATATGGACTCCTCTTGCAATAGAAGCTCAGAGACATGAGAGTAAGTTTCCTGATTGGTCACAAACAGCCGAGATGATGAAACAGATCACAACATGGGATTGTCATATTTGTGAAACGAATACATCTTGCACTTCTAGTGCAACTATTCCTCTTGTTGCTTTGTGCCATGCGAAGAAGCATACGAACTTTCCTATTGCAAATATTAATGTGCATAGCGCTGAACATATTAAGGGAAATGAATTCTTTCAAAAGAATATTCTTGAACATGTAAGAGTGGATGGAGTAACTACGAATTTTGTGGGTCGTCAACGGTGCATGGACTGGGTTGTTCATGCGAAAGGTTGGGTCTTAAGTCATCTTCGTTTCTTGCACATTCGGCCGTATTTATTGGATTTGGCATGGTGTGGCATTCCCACTGTCCATAATAGTACTTGGTTGCGTGACATAGATACTTCATTGGGAGCATATTATTACAATGATAATTCTCTTACAGGAGCCACCTCTGCAATGTGGAAGATGGTAAACCAGTTTGAGGCACGAGAAGGATTCTTTGCCGTTGGTTCTCTACAAAAGATACGTGAAAACATTTTGAAGTGGGTTTCTGTGCGTATGTCCTCTGGTGTTTGGAGTCAAGCTGTGCAGATTGGTCTTCAAGCTGTACCGAAGCCCATAGAAATTGTTGAGAAGCCTGTAGAAGTTCCTCCTGTTGAGAAACCCCTTAACTCTGCCGAGAAGGTAAGCTCTGTAAAAACTGTTCGTATTGTATTTACCGATATGTGGGATGATTTTAATGTATCCTATAATTTCTTCACATTAATGCTTCAGGAAGCCTCAAAGACACTGTCTATACAAATTGAAGGCCATTCACCTCAGACCTATTCTGGCAAACCAGATCTTGTTGTCTTTGGACCGTTTGGAGAGAACTGGAAGGCCTATGATTCTTCTATTCCTAAAGTGCATTACACGGGTGAGAATACACCTCCTGTACTAAGAGACGATGTGAAACTCAATCTAACTTTTGAAAATACTTCTGGAAATGATACTGGAAAGATTCGTCTTCCTCTCTGGATGCTAGAGATTGATTGGTTTGGAGCCGATCTGGAGCGCATTGTAAATCCCAAGCCGCTTCCTTTGGACAGCTGTTGCAAAGTAGATGAAGAACTTCTGAAGAAGAAAGAGAAGTTCTGTGCATTTGTTGTAACAAATCCTTCTAATCCTGTGCGCAACAACGCATTTGCATGGCTAAATATGTATAAGAAGGTTGATTCGGCTGGTCGCCTCTTCAACAATATGGGAGATGTCATCTTTGCTGGACGAGGAGGAGGTGGAGGTGAACTCAAGAAACACAAGTTCCTACAAGACTATAAGTTCTGTTTTGCATATGAGAACAATTCTGCCAGTGGCTATACAACAGAGAAGATTCTTCATGCGAAGGCTGCAGGATGTGTGCCTATTTATTGGGGCGATCCTGAAATTGGTCGTGATTTTGATGTGAAAGGCTTCTTAAATGCACAAGACTGTAATACTCCTGAACAACTTATTGATGCTGTGAAGGCTCTTGATACGGATCCTGAAGCGTGGCGAAAGATGGCAGCTGTTCCAGCTCTTGATGAGTATCGCCGAGACCTTGTTCGTCGTCGTCTCAGTGAAACTGCTCGGCAAATGCTTCTTCTGGCTACGGGTCAAGAGTATGGGAAGGAAATTCCTCGCTTCTTGGGTGCAACTACAACAGCTGAAGCAAATTCATTAGCTCTTGCTCGTGGAGAGAAACTTTCTTCTTCTAGTAGTCCTACCCCTACTGTAGTAGTAGGGGGGAAGTCAGTATATTCTAATGCTGTAGTTGCAACCTTCGCTTCCAAAGCATTTTGGGATAGTCTTTGTCAGTGGCTAGAAACATATAGTCACCATCGCAAGGGTGTTCCTGGTCTAAAAGCACATATTTTCTTAGCAAATGATATTGCACCCGTGAGTGTTGCCTTCTTGCAAGAGAAATACCCTTTTGCACAATTTGAATTTATTCCTACGGAAACTCCTTCTGATTTTAAGGACCTTTGGGAACCTCAACATTTCGCATGGAAAATCTGGGTCTACAAATCTTTAGTTGCAAAGTCTGAATATAAGGATCATTGTATCTGGTATACTGATGCAGGGTCTGTTCAGGTGCGTTGGCCTGTTGAGTATCTTGAGAAAGTTGCCGAGAAGGGCATTTGTGTTCTAGAAGATTCGGAACAATTTAATTCTCAATGGTGTCATAAGGCTTCTAGAGAGTGTATGAATATTACAGAAGCTGAACTTGCTCAGAAACAAATTGTAGGTGGTCTAATGAGTTTTATTGGAGGGTCTCCAGTGGCAAAAGAGTTCTTTGAAGAGGCATGGAAGTATGCGCAGATTAGAGACTGTGTTGTAGGGGAGAAATGGTCTGGTTTGGGGGTTGATGGGAAACCTTATGGACATCGCCATGACCAGAGTATTCTCAGTATTATAAGTCTAAGACGAGGTCTTTCTAGATATCCTCTTGAGAAAGTCTATGGCGACAAGTCTATGCGTCGGACTTTTAAAGAGGGCAAGGCCATTTATGTGCATCGTGGGCGATTCGCTCTTCATACAAACTTTGTACCGCGTATTGGAGAAGTGCATCTCATAAATCTGGATAGGCGTGAAGACAGATATAAGAAATTCTTGGATACACATTCTTGGGGAAAGCATGTCATTCGCGACTCGGCATGTGATGGGCGAAAGATGAAGTTGACTCCCAGTCTTGCAAGACTCTTGAAGCCAAATGATTTTCTATGGAAGAAGGCAATTGCAGGATGTGCGATGAGCCATTTGAAACTCTGGATGGAGTTGGCTACCGAAAATAATGTGGTTGAAAACTATTTGATTCTTGAAGACGATGTACAGTTCAAAGAGGGATGGTTGGAGACAGTTTGGGCTGAGGCTGCGAAGACCATTCCAGAAGATTACGATATTCTCTATCTGGGAGGTGTTCTTCCACCCAATAAGACAGCCTTTTATGGGTGTCTAGAGAAAGTCAACAGCCACTGGTCTCGTGTTGCTCCTAATCAGATTTTTGGTCAACCAGAGCCTACTCGCTATTTTCACTTCTGCAATTACAGTTATATTATGAAGCGTGAAACAGCGCGTAAGTTGCTAGAAAGTATTCATGCTCTTGATGGATATACGACGAGTGCAGATCACATGATATGTAACAAAGTCCAACAGTTCAAGCATTATGTTCTAATGCCACAAGTTGCTGGATGTTATCAAGACAATGACCCTAAATATCAGACAAGTGCATTTAATAATTTTAATCGTGTGGATGGATTTGACAGTGATTTGTGGAACAACGACGAGAGATTTTCTCAAGAGGAGATTGATAAGGCTTTGGGAGTCGGTGCTCCATTGGATTTAGTTTCTGCGATTACGGATGCATTCCCTGTTGTTCTTGCCCCAACAGCGCTTGAAAAGCCTGTTGCTACAAAGAGAAAGTTCTATACCATTGAACCATTTCGTGTAAAGATGTCTGAGCTTTTGGAGTTCCGATGGTTGCAGTATTTAATTGACGATGAAATGACATGGGAGGCCACATGTGTTTCTGTGGACCATGAACCACTAGAGGATTGCCCTGTTTTCATTGTTCAGAGACCTCATTGTGAGGCCTATACGGCTGTCTTTGCGCGATATGAGGCTCTCAAGAAGCCCTTTGCAGTTCTTCATTTATCAGATGAGTTCTTGAAAGATTCTACGGAGTTCTATTCCTTTTCTATGTGCAAAGGGGTAATTCGCAACTACGCAAGGCCAGACCTTCCTCAAGATGTAAAGTCCAAAGTTATAACTATTCCTCTTGGTTATGCTAAACATGCAGAAGGGCATATTGATGCTGCATGGGTTGAGACGCCTGCTGTACCCTTTAGAGATCGTGTGTGGACATTCTATGGAACAGATTGGCAAGGACGAGCGAGCGCAATGGAAGTCCTGAAGGCGGTTGGACCAAATCATTCGCGGTTCTTTAAGAACTGGATGGATGCTGAACAACTCAAAGAGAGTGAATATGTTGGGACACTATTAAATAGTGTCTTTGTCCCTTGTCCTGGTGGAATGAATGCAGAGACATATCGCTTCTGGGAGGCTCTTGAACATGGAGCGATTCCTTTGTATGTAAGATGTCCAGGAGATGAAGGATTTGTTGCATCCTTCCAGGGTTCTCTTGGGATTCTAAATTTACCCTCTTGGCAACATGGTGCAGCAATTATGGCGAATCTTATGAATGACAAAGAGACGCTGGAGGCATATAGAACTCAACTGTTAACGCAGTGGAGTGCATATAAAAATAGTTTGATGAATCGTGTACAGTCATGGATTCGTGGGTTATGATTGCTGTGACCCCATAAAACAGGCTTTGAGTTTTGCCCAAAAGCCTGTTGGCAGTCGTTTCTGTGAATTACACCATTCCGAGAAGGTATAATTGTTGCTCATAGAAAGATTACAGCGACTACAAATGGGATGAAGATTATAAATCTTTGTTTCACCACCTTTTGATTCTGGAATATCATGACCACAATGAAAATCCCAGACAGTTATTTTATTTTGACACCAAGTGGTTTTACACTTGCTTTCAAACTTTTTTCCAACTCTCTTAAGCCATACTTGTTCACGAATCGCTTTCGGAATGGGCTTTTTTGTATAAGAGGAAGGTGTTCCTTCCATACTTTTCGGCATTACAGATGATTTTTTTCTCATAGGGGGTCTCTTGACCATTCCCTCTGCCAATTTTTGCGGATTTATTTTAGTTCCGGTTTGAAGTTCTCTAAGTAGAAAATGAGCTATAAAAGTTCATTTCGCTTAAGAGCTGAACAATATAAATATGCCGTAGACACATATCCTCAGATTTTACAAGAAGAGTTTCACATCGCTGCATCCTTGTGTAAAGTAAAGGAAGGCGATGTTGTTGTAAATGTTCTTGGGGCTGGTGTTCCTCTTGAGAAGTATTTTCGTGTGCAACCTGCATCCTATAGAGTGTTTGATAGCAGTCCTGAGTTCAGTGCATTGTATGACATTTCACAATGTGAAATATGGAATCTTCCTCTTGAGAATGCATCTGTAGATACTGTTGTATGTGTCGCAGGTCTTCATCATTATTCGGATCAGGAGCGCATTGCCTTTTATAGGGAGGCTAGAAGAGTGTTGAAACCGACGACAGGAAAGATTATAGTTGGTGATATTCTTAGAGGGTCTCGTCAAGCTGTGTGGCTCAATGAATTTGTGAATAAGTTTAGCACGAGTGGTCATACGGGTAATTTCTTCAGACATATTGAGAAATCTATACTAGAATCAGTTGGCTTTGATGCTACAGAAGAGCTTGAAAGATACAATTGGCCATTTATGTCTGAGTTTTCTATGGTTGATTTTATGAAAAATTTATTCGGTTTGGATAAAGCGAATAAAAACGAACTCTTGGACGGAATTGGTCGCATTTTTGAACCTCAACCCATTGGAGCAGGATGGGTTATACCGTGGTCTATGATATATTATGTTGGAACCGTTGGAGAACCAAAACCTTTGCGTATGCCTAGAGGATTTGTAAGGGCGAGTCGTGGGCGTAGTGCACCGGTCCCTCAAGTGTTTAGAGTTATTAGCATACGAAATTCTTCTAAGCCTACTCCTGAAGAATCACAAGCTCCTCAAGAATCACAGGCTCCTCAGACTTCCCAGGAGCCCAAAGTATTTGTTCCTCCACCAAAGATGTAATTATTTCCACATGGCTCCAAACTTCTTCTCAACAGAATAACTAAATATTGGGCTTCCCCCTGAAGGTGTAAATGTAAATTCACTAAAATAAATCTCTTGCTTGTCAGATAGATAAAAATCTATGCGAACAAATTCAAAGGGTGAAGATAAACGCTTTGCAAGTTGAATCATTTTATCCAAATACAGAGGATTTTTTTCTAAAGGAATTTTTATAGGTTCAACTGGAGTTCCATCCATAGAGTATGTCGTTTGTTCTGAACCTTGACGAACACCAATACTTATTGGCATTCCCCTTACACAACGAAACATAAAAGTTCTTGCAGACCCTGATTTTCCAGAATATGCACAGTTTACTTTTTCCTCAAGAAAGAATCGTGGCTTTAAAAATGAATAGTGCTTCTCATTATCACCAATATAAGGCTTATTCCAAGAATGAAGACATCGTTTAACTTCTTCTACTGTAGTAGATGGTGTTAGAATAAGATTCCATCCAGATGCATGAGATGTTTTTAGAATACAATCTTGGTGGTATTGTTGCAAGTCTTCTGCGTGAAAATCATCAGGACCTTCAAGAATTCGCACAACTTTAGGAACTTGTATTAGATCACCACATATGCGTGTAACAATATCTTTTGCCATTAATTTATCAACAAATGGCGCATATTTCTTGTCAAGAATTGTTTTATAATATGAAATTTTATCAGCCATTGTCATATATGCCCATGTTTCAGGTTTTTTGAACTGAAAGGTTTCTTTAGAGAGAGTTATATCCATTTTCTAAACCTATGGAAAAAATCGTCTTAGGCTTATGTTCGCTTGTTGGAGTCTAAAGCTATTCTAAACTTGTGGTAATAGAATCATGAGCCTTCCTTCTTTTCTTCTGCCACTTTCAGACACTCTAAAGCCTGCGACTGCTTCTGTACCGTCTACATCAAACACAACAACGAATGCTCCTCTTCCTAGTCTATCAAGTCTTCTTATGAGCCAGTTCAATCCCATGGTAAATCAATTTGGAGGAAACTCAGCTGATGCGAAAGATAAGGTGAAGTTTATGCTTGTTGGAACGCATTGCCACCAATTTACTGGATATTCCAAAGTGACTCACGGATTTATTCGTGAGCTGTCTCAACTTCCTTGGCTTCAACTCACTCATTTTGGATTCCAGAAGAGTCCTAATGTTCCTGATACATATAGGCCTTATCCTCCTCAAGTGAAAGTTATTGATGCGGTGGCTCTTGAGAAGACGGCTCCTGTTCCTCAGCTTCAGAATCAGGGTGGTTTCGGTTTTACTTTCTTGCCAGAGGTCATACGCAGGGAACAACCTCATGTGGTTATGATTTACAATGATATGGGTGTTGTAACGCGATTTCTTGAAGAGATTCGCAAGTCTGGTATTCCTCGCAACTTTAAGATTTGGGTCTATGTGGACCAGGTCTATAATACTCAACTTCAAGCCTTTATTGATATCTTAAATCGTGATGCGGATCGTGTGTTTGCATTTACTTCGTATTGGAAGAAGTGCATTAAGGATCAGGGTGTAACTCGTCCTGTTGATGTTCTGGGTCATGGATTTGATTCTGAACTTTTCCGCCCTGTTCCTAAGGAGCAAGCTAGAAAGGCTCTTGGAATTCCCAATGATGCATTTGTAATTATGAGTCTGAATCGCAATCAGCCTCGTAAGCGTTATGATCTTCTTATTATGGCGTTTGTAGAACTTATTGTGAAGTATCCCACGAAGCCTATCCATTTGATGTGCATTTGCGATAAGGGCGAGAAGGGTGGTTGGTGGCTGTTTGAGGTGTTTATGAGGGAACTCAAGTTGCGTGGTGTTCCTGTTGACCAGTTTGGTGGAAGACTGATGGTTTCTTCTCAAGATATGCAGTTCCGTGATGAGGATATTAATATGTTTTATAATATGGCAGATATTCATGTTTCAACGGCTGACGGTGAAGGATTTGGTCTCTGCAACTTTGAGAACTTCGGTGTTGGAGTTCCTGGTGTTGTACCCAATATCGGCGGTTTCAAGGAGTTTGCAACGGCCGAGAATAGTATTCTAGTCAAGCCTAAGTATCGTATGTATATGCCTACTGCATTTAGCCCTGTAGGTGGAGAGGCTGAGGTCTGCGACCCTCATGATATCTGCCTTGGTATGGAAGAGTACTTGAATGATTCTGAGAAGCGTAGGCAACATGGTCTGAAGGCGAGGGAGACTATTCTAGGATTTACTTGGGCAAAGGCTGTGAAGAATCTTGTAAAGCGTCTAGAAGAGGAG